ACGAGGCGCGCGAGCGCCTGCTCCTCGTGATCGGTGACGTGCGTCAGGGCCACGGCGGGGCTCCTACGGCGTCGCGCTGGACGACGAGACGGTGACGCGCGAGGTGTCGAACGTCGCGAGTTCACGCGCGGTGGTCGTGATCGTGGTCGAGCCGGACGGCGCGGGCGCCGTGCCGATGTTGCACACCGTCACGTCGAGCACGCCCGGCACGGCGAACACGCGGGCGAGCAGGGCCGACGAGCGCACGTCCCAACCGGTGCGGAACGTGTCGCCGTAGTCCACGATCGCCTGCTTCACCTGTGCATCGCCGTCGGACGGGTAGAGCGAGGCGTCGTACGTGAGCGTCAGGGCCACGTAGATCGGCACCGCCGTCGGCCGCGAGAACGAGACGTCGTGGTCGATGCCCATCGAGTCCGTGACCGTCTCGGTCGTGCCGCCGTAGGTGCCGATGCCCGCCGCGACGGTCGCGAACAGGGCGGCGGCGATGTCGGCACTGGCGCCCCCGAGCACGAGCGCCTCGACGGCGTGCGGCGGGATCGAGTCGACCGTCGCGTCGGTGGTGTTCTCGTAGACCGTGACCTCGGTGACGCCCGTGACGGCGGTGAGGGACTCGCGGATCTGCTCCACAGCGCCGCCGCCCGTCGCCTGCAGGTCGGCCTCGCGGCGGATGCGCAGGTCCGCATCGCTCTCGACGGCCCGGCCGAGCACGGCGTCGGCGAGGTTCACGACGGTCGACCACCCCGACACAGGCGTCTCGATCGTCGCGATCGTGCGCGCGGCGCCGACGACAGGGCCGGTGTTCGCGCTCTCCGCGTCGATGTCCGTGACGCCCGTGCCCTCGCCGACGTAGGCCCACGTGACCGTGCCGTCGGTGATCGCCGTCGACGTGGTGGTCGGCCCGCCCGAGCCCGCCGACGTACCCGCCGTCGTGCACTGGTACACGCGAGAGGCGTTCGTGACGCGGTCGCCGACGACGTAGGCGGTCGAGTTCGCCCAGGCATCCGCCGCGACGATGACCGCGAGCGCGAGGGTCGTGAAACGTTCGAGCGTCGTCGCGACCGACGCCTGCCGTCCGGCGGACAGGCTCGTGCCCGGCGTGCCGGTGGCCGTGAGCGTCACGGTCGAGTGCGTCGCGGCAAGCCGCAGCGTGCCGGTGACGGCCGCGAGGGCGTCGAGCGCGGAGCCGGTCGAGGCGTCCGGCACGAAGGCGTTGTAGACGCCCTGCGCGGCGTCCCACACCTCGGAGACGCGCTCCGCGATGATCCCGGCGAGCTGGCCGAAGACGCTGGACGCCGACAAGTCGATCGACTCGCCGAAGCGCGAACGAAGATCCGCCTGCACGTCCGCGAGGACCTGCTCGTAGGGCTTGGGCACGAAGCCCGTGGAGGTCAGGCCGTAGGCCATGTCACGTCACCTCGGGCGTCGGCGTGAACGAGTCGGCGAACGTGACGAGTTCGCCCGTGTCGCTCGTCGCCGAGAACGAGACCGAGAGCACGCGCGTCCCGGCGTCGAAGGTCATGGAGAAGGAGGCGATCTCGGCGATGCCGGGCGTGTCCTGAATGGCCTTGCGGATCGCGGCGCGCACCGTCACGAGGTTCGGGTTCTTCACGAGGATCGACTGGAACCACGGCACGCCGACGGACAGGTCCGCGAACCACTCGCCGAGGAACAGCCGCAGGTTCGCGCGGACGGCCTGCGCGATCGACTCGCCGTCGGCGACGAGGGCAAGGTCCGCCCCGTCGAGCACGAGGTCGCCGGTCGTGGCGTCGACCTTCAGGTCCCGGACGGTGCTCATGAATCCGCCTTCACGCGCGCGGAGGCGGTCGACGCGGCGGCGGCAGCCGTCGGGCCTGCGAGCGTGACGCCGGGCGTGGTCACGACCGGGCCGGGCACGACGGGGACCGCGTTCGGCGACGTGAGCGCCGGGATCGTGTGCGTGTGCGCGTCGTACGCCGACCGGAGCTTGCCGAGCTCCGTCGCCACCTTCGACGCGAGCGCGAGCGCCTCGCCCGCCGTGTCGGTGCCGAGCCGCAGTTCCTTGCCGTCGGTGTCGACCACGACCGCCGCCGTGCTCGCCGCGCGGGCGGACGCGAACGGCACGAGCCCCGGGATGGCGAAGGCGTCGGAGAGCGCGAAGCGGCGGGGGTCCTCCGGGTCGACCTCGCCGCCGAACTGCAGCCACCGCTCGAGGCTGGCCTCCGAGAACACGAGGAGGACCGTGTCCCCGACCTGCACGGGCCACGTCAGGCGCACCGCCCCGGAGCCCGGAAACAGGATCGGCACGTTCGGGACAACCGGCAGCGGCTCGTACGTCGTCTCGCCGTCCTCGCCGACCTGCGGGGCCCGGATGAGCGGGGCCGCGTCCACGAGGCACTTCGAGGCGTCGTAGCGCGTGACCTTGCCGGGGATGGCCGTGTGCACGTCCCCGAGCCGCGCGTCGAGCGCAGCGCGCATGACCTCGGCGAGGGTGGGCGTACGCGACACGTCAGGCTCCCAGGGGCGTGGCCTCGGCCGTGGTGTACCACTCGCCGCCCGCGGTGTCCCCGGCGTGCTCGACCCGGCCCGCCACGTAGCCGCCGCGCGCCCCTTCGGCCACGAGCGCGAACGTCCGGCCCGGCACGATCTCGGGCTGCAGGAGCATCCTGACCTTCAAGACGGCGGGCTGCCCGGCCTCGGTCGGCGACCCGTGCTCCGGCGAGCCGACGAGTCCGGTGGTCTCCGACACCTCGATCGAGCCGCCGGGGATGGTCTCCTGCGGCCCGAGCACCTGCAGCCTGCCGTCCTGGATCGACCACGCGAGCCCGAGGCCGTCGAGCAGGCGCGAGAGCTCGCCCTGCACGGTGCCGTGCGCGGCGTAGCCTTGCGTGAACGTGCGGGCGGCACGGCGCACGCGCGCGATGGCATTGCCGCCGTCGACCCCGAGCAGGGCGACGAGGCGCTCGACGATCGTCGCCGCGTCCGTCCCGCCCGCGAACGACTCGCCGATCCGCGCGTACCGGAACGCCCGCTCGGCGTCGCCTGCCTGAAACTTCGTCACCCACGCCGCGCCGTCGCGCACGTGGTCGACCGTGCGCACGTCGCCGATGAACACCTGCCGCTGGATGTCCCGGTAGCCCGCGACCACCACGAGCTTCGACCCCTTCGCCTGCACACGGGCACGGGTGTCGGCCGACAGGTTCCAGACGGACACCTCGGCGGTGTTCGGCTCCTTCGATCCGGTCTTGACGATCTTCAGCTGCACGCGCAGCCCGTCGATCTCGACGGCGTCGGGCTCGAGCACGTTGAACGACGCCGACGGCTTCCCGACGATGACCCGGCACCGGCGATCGAACAGCATCGGCGTCACGGGCTACTCCGGCGGCGCGAGCGGCAGCTCGGCCTCGGTGAAGTAGACGAGCTGCACGCGCCGCTCGGGGCCGAGGTCGGCGAGCCCGGGATCGGTCTGGGTGTTCGCGGTGTCGACGGCGAACAGGGCGCCGGGCGGCATCCGGGGGTCGTGCATCGCGCGCCGCATCAGCGGGAAGTCGACCACGACCGCGACGCCGGAGACGATCGCGTCGCCGTCCGCGTCGGCGACGTCGAACGTCCATTGAGAATCGCGGGAATTCCAGCGGAAATCGAAGCGGTAGAGCACCCCGTCGAGCTGGGTGTCGACCTGAAACGAGGGCGTGTCCGACGGCAGCTGCAGGGTGACGGCCACGGTCTAATCCTCGATTCCGAAGAACTGCCCGACCGCGCGCCGCGCCTTCGTGACAGCGGCCGATTCCGCCGCCCGCCGGAGGATCGACTTGTTCTGGACCTCGGGCGTCGCCGTCGCCGTGGGCTTCGTGCCGGTCTTCACTTTCGGCTTCGTCGCCGGGGTCGCCGTGAGGAGCGGCACGCGGCGAACGCTCACCTGCCGGACCTGCCGGAACGTGGCCGTGAAGCGCAGGGCGTCGCCCGTGCGCACGTCCTCCGGCACCGACAGGGACGTGAGCCCCATGTCCTCATACGTCCGGCGCTTCGTGTCGATCACGACGAGGCGCGGGTTCGTGCGCAGCGCGAGCAGGAACGCGAGGGCGGCGTCCGCGTAGCCCGGCGCGTTCGCGGGGCCGTCGAGGGATCCGCCGAGGACCGCGTTCGCGCGGGAGACCTGCACGGCGTTGAGCGGTGTGTCCGACACGACGCCGTCGATCCGCACGACGACAGGCTTCGGGCGGATGTGGTCGACCACCGCCGCGCCGCGCTCGACCGGGTGCTCGGACACCTCGGAGTCGAACGTGGCGAGCTCCGTCACGGCCGCATCGACCGCGAGCGTGTCGATCATCGTGGGCGCCGTCGCGAAGGCGTTCAGGACTTCGGCCATCACCCGCCCCCGACGGCGGCGTAGGTCTGCCGCATCTGCGCCGCGTGCCACTGGTCAAGGGTGTCGCGCACCTGCCCGGCGATGGCCTGCGGGTCCTGCCCGGGAGCACCGTTCACGACGAAGGACGCATTGAACTGCTGCCCGCCGATGGTCGTGCGGGACGGCGACGCCGCCGCACTCGCCGCAGGCGACGCCGCCGCGCCGAAACGCATGGCCGGGTCGAGCGAGACGTGCGCGCCGTCGGGGCCGATGGTCGGCACGCCGTCATCCTTCGGCCCCGCGCGAGGCGGGTTCAGGAACCGGCCGAGCGACTTGTCGAGGGCCTGCACGCTCGGAACGATGGCGTCGGAGAACGCCTTGCCCGCGCGCCCGAGGCTCTGGCCAATGTCCGTGAAGAAGCTCACGAGCGCCTTCACCGGGCCCATGATCGCGTCGACGAACGCCTCGCCGAACTCGGTCGCCTTCTTCCCGATCCAGTTGAAGAAGTCGAGGAATGCCTGCCCGAGGCGCTTCAGCGTCGGCAGGATGATGCCTTCGCCGCCGGTGAAGCTCGTCCACAGGTCGTCCACGATCAGGATGATCGAGCCGATGATCGCCGCGATCGCGAGGAACGGCACCGCCGCCGCGACCCACGCCGCGATCGTGGCGTACGCCGCCGAGGCCGCGGCTGCCGCGAGGGCGCCGAACCCGCCCGCCGCCGCCGCGAGGCCTGCGATCAGGCCCACGAGGTACGATCCCGCGAACGAGGCGAACACGACCCCGACCGCGTCCATGTTCTTCGCGAGCACGGCGAGGGCGTCGGAAACACCCGCGATCGCACGCTCGAGCAGGTCGAGCCCCTTCGTGATCGGCCCGATCCACTGCACGACGAGCCGATTGCGCATCCCCTTGAGCCGTTCGGTGAGACGGTCGAACCCGTCGTCGAGCTTCGCGAGGCGGCGCACGGCCACGCCGTCCACGACGAGGCCCATGTCCTGCGCTTCACGGCGCAGGCGCGCGATGCCTTCCGACCCCTCGGCGAGCAGCGGCACGAGCTCCACGCCGCCGCGCCCGAGCATTTCCATCGCCGCCGCCGCCCGCTCGCCGCCCGGCGGGAGCGCGGCGATCCGGTCGGCGAGGTCGGCGAGGCCCTGGTCGAGGTTCTTGACCCCCTTGCGGGCCATGAACGCGAGGCCCTGCTGCAAGGACTCGAACGACGTGCCCGAGAGCTTCGCTGCGTACCCGAGTTCCTGCACGGTCTCGACGGACACGCCGAGGCGGTCGGAGGCGTCCTGCGCGTTCGCGCCCGTCTGCGCGACCTGACGGGCGAGGACGGCGAGCCCGGCCGTGGCTCCGAGCGCGAGCTTGCCGAGCGACATGAGCCCGCTGCGAGCGCGCTCGATCAGAACTTCGCCGTTCTCGAACGACTGACTGTCGACGTCGAGCCCGAGGCGGGCGAACAGCTCACGGACGATCATCGCTTGCCGCCTCCTTCGCCCTCGCCCACACCGTCAGGGCGTCGTTCGCGTCGAGCACGTCGTAAATCGAGAGCACCTCGAGTTCGGCCACCGTGGAGCGCCCTTCGACGACGAGGCGCCACGCGGGCCACTCGTCGGTCAGGTGCTCGGGGATGGCGACGGTGCGCCCCCGGCCGGCACCGGCACGCTGGCGAGGCCGTCGAAAAAATCGCGGAAGTTCACCTCCAGAACGAAGAAGGCGAGGGTGTAGACGTCGAGCGCCCGGCCCTGCATCCGAGCGTCGAACACCGGCCACAGCGGCACCCGCTGTCCGGTGATCTCGACGATCGCCGTGCACGCGAACAGCTCCGCGAAGAAGGCGTCCTGCTCGTCGGGGGTGAGCACGTCGAACACCGCGCCGATGGCCTCGAGCACCACACCCACGTCGAGGTCGGCGAGCTTGCGCCCCTTGCCGGTCATGGCGCCTTCGAGCACGCCGCCGAGGGCCTTGCCGAGCCGGCCGACGCGGGCGACGAGGCGCAGGGCGCGGCGCGCGGGGTGCTGCTGCACCTCGAACACCGTCCCGC